AACCACATCGAATGTTATTGTGCCAATACTACGATTTGATACTTGTGCAAAATTTAACATAGATGTTACCCCACAACAGGTGAAAGTTGATTATTGATCGCTCGAGCCGATTGGTCTGCCACTGCTTTTGGATTGTACGTACCTTGGATATTTTGCGTAATGGTGATTTTGTTATTGCTGTTTTTGACACTGTTATCAGCATTTGAAGTTTTATTATTGACTCCTGCCGCTGCAACTTGTGGTGCAGAAGCATAAGATGGATCAAACATCATCGCGTCATACGCTTTCGCATTTTGACTTGCTGTCCCCACTTTTTCGCCACTATCATTAAACCACCCTTTTACCGTATCGATAATTGGTGCGATATATTGGTCGTAATAGCCTTTAACCCAATCGAACGCACTTTGGAATGGCTTTTTAATCCAGTCGGTAACTTGAGCAAACTTGGTCTCGATAACATCCAAATCTAACTGTTCGCCAGTAAATAAATTCCACAAACCAACAACAATCGCAAGCCCAAGTTTAAATGGCAACTCAAGCATATCTGTGATGAGGGATAATGTCGCCCCAATGGGATCGACGCTAAAGTTATCGACGAAATTTTTCCAAGTGGATTTAACCCATAAAAGTGCGCTCTTAAATGGCTTCCAAAATTCACCTAATGCACTTTCTCCACCTTCAAGATAAGTGATAAAGTCATCAACAAGCAAAAACAAGGCCGCAACGCCCGCTATAATCAATGTGACACCGTTAGTGGCAAAAGCTAATAACATCCGTCGACTTAACCATAATAATGCTGCACCTAATGCATAGATTGTAGTTTTCCAACCAACCGTATGCTCAACGACATTATCGATGGCTGCGGCTAACTCAAACAAGAATGACAGTATTTTGCCAAAGCCGTTGAGTGTGGCCTTGATAAACTCATTATTCTCAGTGAACCATTTTGTAAACCGCTCTGCTAATCGCTGAATGGATGGAGCAACACGGAGTGATACATATTCGCCAATAGCTGTAAATGCCTGAGAAACCTGAGTCAGTGCATCTTTAAAAGCGGCTGCGGTTTCTGCATTTTCTGCGTTACCCACACCAAGTGTGAGCGCACTTGCAAGGGCGATTTGCTCTTTCAGCTCATCATTACCAAGACGCAAGGTTTGAATCATCGAACCATCAATGCCGAGTTTCGCAAGCATCGCAATTTGCTCTTGCTCGCCCATTGCTTTCATCTTGTCCGAGATTTCACCCAGCATTTCGCTTGAGGTTTTAACATCCCCATTCGCTTTTTTGGCGCTTAGTCCATATTGCTCAAATGATTTAGCCCCTCGACCGATACCCGTTGCTGCCTCACCTATAACACGAGATAATCCCTCAATAGACGATTGGGCAGCCTGTGCGGATGAGCCATTAACCTCTGCGACCTTGCCTAAGTTGTAAATTTGGTCGGCTGATTCGCCCGTGACAGCCGAGAGTTGTTTAATTTCATCGAGTGCATCGAGATTAGCATCAACAAAATTCTTCACCCCGATTGTGGCAGCGTAGAAAGCTGCACCAAATGCCGCAACTTTAAGTGTGGTTTTATTGATGCTAATGCCAAGCAATTCAAATTTATTCAATAATCCGACCGCACCATATTGGGTCGCCCATAAATCAATTATATTGTCAGATAAATTTTCTGTGCTTTTGGCGTTATCTTCTACTGCTTTTGTATCTTTTTCGGTAGCATTGGTTTTTTGCTCAATTGCAGATTTGAGTTTGCCAATAACTTTCTCAACCTGCTCTGCACTTAATCCAGCTTCTTGTAACTCTTTCGAGAGTTGTTCGGTGTTTTCAAGAAAGCTCTCACCAAACTCAGATAAGAGCTTATCCCCCTCGATAAGTTTCTGCACCCATGCATCTAAGGCTTCATCTTCAGAAAGATTTTCTGTTTCGTCTTGTAGTTTCTCAAGCGATGCAAAAAACTCGCTGAACTCGGGCATATCCTTGACTTGCTCTGTTGCTTTATTCGCAGCCTCTTCTAGTGCCTGACCAAATGCGCCTAAACTTTCTGCAGCATCTTCAGTGCCATCTCCAATTGCATTGAGGAATTGCTCAAACTGTTGCATTGCTTGGCTATCCGCATCAATGCCGATTTTAATCAGTAGTTCATCGAGTAGCATTGCGTTGCTCCATTTGATTTAATTCAACAATGACTTCATGAAAAGATAAAAGGTCGGCTAACGAATAAACCGACCTTAATTCGTGTAGTGAACAAAAGTTTTTTACAATGGGCGTAAAAATAAACCAGTCAACTTTGCTGTCTGACTGGCTTATTTCTTCGCTTTTAGATTGGCTTGAATATTGCTCAGCAATCCGCCCCCACCGATAAAAAAATCAGCAAATTGATACATCAACCCTTCTTTTAATACTGGGATTAAATGCCCACGGTGTTGGTTAAAATGGCTATCAAAGCGTTCAGACAGGCGGTATAGTTTGCCATCTTGTTCGCATGAGGTATGTTTAAGCACAATATCCTCAAGCTCTTTAATGCTTGGGTCGCCTAAATTCGCCAATACAGTCGTCAATACGCTTGCACCGAGTTTTTTATTGTTACCTAATGATGATAAATCGACTGATTGCAATAATTTCATTGCATTTTTGAGTGCAGTCCATGCTGTCATCGCATTAGCTGGCGTCATCGTATAAGTGACATTTTCAATATTGATTTGTTTGCTTTCCATTATTGGACACCTTTTTCAAGATTCATCGTCATTTTCTCAAACACAATCGTCCAGGTTGTCGCATTGTGTCCATTCCCACGCACGTAAGGCGCAGGCGTGGTGAAATACCCTTTACTTGCCGTGACAACATCATCATTGATTAAGTCGCGGATAGCGAGTGTCATCGGTAAATAGGTTTTAATACTGGTTTTTTGTTGATTAAACAACTTCGATAAATAGGCGTTATCCTCAGAATGTTGTTTAATTTTTAGGGTTAATTTGCCTGATTGGTCAGGGTTTGCGATAAATACGCCTGTGCCATTTGCACCAATAACCATTTGCCCTGCATCAACTTGGTTGGTCGCATTAATCACATCTGAGCCGTCTGCCCAGTCACTTATTTCTTTGCCGTCTAATAACACGACAACTTGTTTTGGATCGAAAACTGCCATAGTTTTTCCTCATAAAAAGACTTTTAATACGAAAGATAAGCCAAACAACAATACGCCAATTGCTGCGATATTTGCCGAAAGCGCCAATCGTTTTCCAACAATCCCTGCATCCTTTTCTGACATTTTGCCACCTACCTTAATCTATTCTTTAGTATGGATAAGGGGTAAAAGAAAAGCCAAGGGTTGTCGCTCTTGGCTTTTCGCTTTTTTGATGTTATCGGTTATAGTTCACAATCACATCGCTAGAATGAATTGCGCCTGCTAATTTCACAGCAGTTTGAATTGGGGTTGCGCGGCGTTGCTCTCGGTCGCTATCAGATAGCGTATCCATTGGTGCCGCCCATACATAGTAGCCTTTCTCAAGATAATCACCTGTCGTCAAGTTACCAAAGCTATCGCCCGTCCATTGACCTGGTGCGAAAGCGCCATTGTTTACCCCCTCTAAACAAACTTTCTCCACGGCAGCAATTAATACCGCTTGGCCTTTGTCTGTTAATGGGATTTTGGTCGGTGATTTATACAAGCGAGCAAATACCTCTTTTTGCACTGCATCTGTAAACCAGTCTAAGATAACGATTTCATCCGCAAATTTACCGCCCATCACCGTACCTTCAGCAATCATTGCCACATCATCAAAATAGGTGTACACGTTAATGCCTAAACGTTTAGCCTTGGAGAACTCCGTGGCCGTAATTTCATCAGCCGTAATAGTTGGTTGTTGCTTGAATTTAAGCGTTAAAGTCGAGTTATTTGCCGCAAAGTTCGTTGATAATAAACGAGCCAATGCAGAAGATGCTGGGTACATATCGTTTTTATCGAACATCGCTAATGTGTGATCTAAACCTGCATCATATAATTTCTTATAGATGTTATCAGCAGACCATTCAAGTTGTTCAACACGAATAACATTTGCACCAAACATTTTGGTATTAGCTTGTGCGTATTTTGCAGCAGATTCCACTTCGCCATCAGTAAGTTGTGCAGCAAACGTAAAGCCATACCACGCATTATTCACTTCGGCTACGTTAAATAATGCCTCTGCAACGGTTTCTTTTTTCAAAGAAATTGATGCCTTGCCTACTTTTTTGGTTGCTTGGCCATTTTCTAATTTAAGCAATGAGCCAATATACTCACCGTCACCGCCACCATTAAAGGCGTAATGGATTTCGGTCGCCTTATCTTCTCCAGCGTTGTTAGATGTGATGATAAAACGTTGTCCTACGCTATCGTAAGAGATAGATAAAGATGAGGAAAGTGCGGTCAATTTCGCTTGGATTTTGGTTGCAATCGCATTGAAATCTGATGCATCAGCAAAAGATAGCCCATTTACTTTCTTGGTTTCAGTGCCAATAGTTAATGTAAATCGACCATTTACAACCGCTTTAAAACGCTCTAAATCATCCGATAAGGTTGCACCGCTTAATGTGTTTTTGGTTGCATCAATGGTTGCGAGTTCTTTTTGCCAACGCGCAATAATTAATTGTTTTGCACGAGGGCTTTGAGCAAAAAATGGCTGTGCAGCTTTTGCTGTTTCTGAATTTGTGCCGAACAACTGTTCTACATCACGTTGATTTTCGACATAAACATAACGCGTAGTCGCATCAGCAAATGCTTGTCCTGCCTCTGGCGTGAACAATGCCACGATACCGAATGATTTACGCGCGGCAGATTTTGGCACAGTATTTAACTGCACATTGACAATCTGCGAGATAGATAATGCCATAAGGCTATCCTCCTATTTGTTGAATTAAATGGTTTGTGCGTTGTTCAACGTTTTCTATCGGATCTAGAGGTGTATCAACAATGTGATGATGGCTAAATACAACATCAAACTGCCCTCGTTCTTCATAATCTGCCCCGACGGTAGCCGTTAAATTTCGAACATCTGAAAAATGAATCACACCCCAGTGATTTGATTTGAGAAAGGAAAGAAACGCCGAACTTTGGAAAATGGCTTTTAGCTTGTAACACTGCGCAAGGGAATTTCGACCGAAACAAGAGAGACTCACGGTGCTTTGCATTGACTGAATGATACGTTCACGCTTGCCGTCAAATTCTCTCGTAGCCTGCCCGATTTCATTACTCGTCATCAAATCCACGGTAATAAAAGCAGGTAAAGGATTTTCAGGGAGCCAGCCACCAATAACGGAACCATTAGGTAACTGTAAAGCCTGTTGAATCCACTTTCGCAGTTTGACTGTGTCTAACGCCGATATTGTTGTGGTATCCATATTTTCCCCAATTTGCTACGGTTTTTATTTTGTAGGTTTCTCCCTCATAAATAACCAAATCACCTATTTTTAACGGCTTAATGGTGTAGATTTTTATTGAGGGGATAAAACGCTCACCTTCTGGCAATAACAACACATCATTAGGAGAGGTCGGCATAACAATGGCAGTCACGCTTTCATTGGTATAACTCGCCCCGAACCCATCAGATGAATGCTCACCTTGCAGATGTTTCACGGTGACAATTTGGCTAAATTTACTATTCTGAAAGCGAGGATATTGATTGATTAAACTCATTTAACGATACCTTTTACAGATTGACGCATTTTGCCTGTATCAATCAATGGCTTGCTAGAGCCTTTTTGTTTGATTGTACTTTTGGCGTTGGGTGCCCAGTTACCACGAGCGATATTTAACTGGACATCACCTTGCGCGATTAGTGCTAGTTGCTCGTAAATCCTCTCAATCTGCAAGCCTTGCTTAAATAATTGCGTGAAAAGTGCGGTGTATTTCTCTTGGTTTTCTGATAGCGTTTGGCGCAAGAAAGGACGAGATGGAATATGCTCATTGCCAAACTCCAGTACGGCAGCCAAAGACGCAAGATTAAAATTCCCCGCTCCCTCTACCGGTTCATCAAACTCAGCAGGAAAACCAACATAAACCGCTTTGTCTTTATCAGCCCTCAATCGCTCAATTAACGCTTTTGCTTGCGCTAGATTCCCCGTAATTTGCACCGCCATTTACGCCACCATTACCCCAATGCCAACCAATTTACGTAATCGCAAATACTCTTGGCCATACGCCGTTAATTGATAATCTGCATCGGTGCCTGTCAGTGTTGGCACGGCATAGCTAACAGATAACTCGCCAGCACTCTCACTGGCGAGATTCCGATTTGCCCCACCGCCACCTTCAGTAGTCCAAAGCGACAAACGTAATAGATGAGCAGTCAATGCCAACACGCCACGTTGGTAGAGTTTTCCCCAACGAGATTGACTTACTTCCATTTCTGCATCCGATAAAAAAAGGTCGATTTTTGTATAATCGACCTCATTAAATTCAGGATAACGCTCAAGGAATACATCCGTATCAAATGTTGGCATAGTGACTCCCTAGTAATCTACGTAAAGTGCGGAATTTGGCTCCATAAAGGTTACGCCACCAAATGCCATGCGTAAGCCAGACTCATAAGCTAATAAGCCTTTTTGTTGTGCGGCTAACACAGTTGGCGACATTGGGACATCAAAGATAACGTGCTCTTTGCTGTTCACATAAACCATTGCACGAGTTTTGCCACTTGTTACACGTGTGCCAAAGTTTGACGGCAAGGCTTTAATTGCCACTTCACGACCTGCAGCCGCAGACAGGCTCTTAGTTAAGAACTCTAATGCAGTTGTGTCAGTATTATTGCGTTGCGTTAACGCTAAGTGCGCTAAATCAAGCGAATCAATCGCAAAGGTGTTTGGTGCTTCAATGCGTTTAGTTTTTTCCATACCTTGCAGGAAAATCTCCTTAAAGAATGCCACCGCTTTATCAAAGTCCATCGCTTGTACTTTGGTATTTGCGGCAGTGCCTTTGATGTTGTACACCTCAACAGATTTGTTGTTTAGCAAACCAGTTAAGCGAGTATCTTTGGCATGACCCAAGAATGCCACTTTTTGCAGGGTTTGTTGTGCGTTTTTATTTAACGCCATGATTTTGGCGGTATCTAACGCTAACCCTAACAATTTACCCTGTTCAAGCTCTGGTGTTGTCCAGGTTACAGATTTAGCCCATGGCACAATGTAAGAGCGAGTAGGTGTAAAGCCAACTTCTACTTGGTCTAATGTGCTTGTGCCAGTAGTAATTAAACCATCATCAAGTGAACCATGCTCATCTGCGCCATAGTGTAGCTTTTCTGTAATGCCTACAGCTGTTTGTTGGTCAACATAGACAAATTGCGGGAACACAATTTCAGGATATTTAGTTTCTGAAATTTCTTTGCTTACAGCCGTTAAGCCGTTTTGTACATAAGTTAATAATGACATTCATCACCCCTTATAATTTTGTAATCATCGCTAATTGACCTTTAACGTCAATCACGGTGTAGCCTGTTTCAATCGCATTTGCATCGGTTTCGCCTTGGATTGCGCCAGTTTTACCATCGCCACCCGTCGTTAATACAAACACTTTACTACCACGAGATACGGTTTTCTCTGGTGCAATATTGACCCAAATCGCATCGCCTGTACCAATGTGCATCACATCGACTAATTCACCTTCAGGCCATTCATCACGAATGCGACTTGCTAATACCACGCCAGCCAATACATCTGTTTTAGCAGATAAAGCTTTCACACCACCTGCAGGATTTAATGCCACAAATTCACCTGCTTTTACTTTACCTGTGACTTTTTCTGCTGTAGTTTTTGCACTTGCAAGATTGCCCTTGCCTAATTCACCTGCACGCGCAGGCGCTTGTTCGTAAGCATAACTCATCTAATTACTCCTAACTGTTGTAAGTTTTATTAAAATCGATAGACGGCGCAGCTTTATTCATCGCAGCGTCACCAAGCAAAATACTGCCAAGTGATTTGCGTTCATCCGCTAATTTAGCTACAACCGCTTTTGCAGTTTGATATGCGCCCGAAATTTCCTCATCGGATAATTTGGCCGCCTCATCTTTAGTAAAAATACCCTGCGCTACGACTGCACTTTCTTGGATTTCACGCACAGTAGCGTTATCCGCAAAATTGACTTCTTTAAATGCAGTTTTAGCATCAGCCAATACAGCGGCTTGTTTTGCTTCTGCATCACGTTTTGCTTGCGCATCTTTTAGCTGCTGAATTTCAGCGTCTTTTGCCGCTAATTTTTTTTCATACTCTTCTTTTTCCACTTCATCTTCCTTTTTATTTTCAGGTTCAGATTTCTTTTCTTTTGGTTCGGTTGGTTGTTTGCCTTTTGGCTCTTTACCTTCTTCACCACCAGACTTTTCTTCTTCCTCAATTTGTTTTTTCTGTTCGTCCGACAACTTGATGCCGAACGCACCTAAAAACGCATCGAGAATTTTTGCGGTTTTCCCCATAATGGTTTTATCCTCATCGGCAAGTTTTACACTTCCACCGCAGCGACCCTTTGCCACAATCGCTACGTGGTTGCCGATCATCGGCGACATCTCAAAATCAGCATCTTCAACGCTTGACTGAATGATATTGCAGTCATATCCGCAAGACAGTTCATCTATACCGTATTTCTGGATGGTTTCAATGGCTTTCTCATCATAAATCCAAGCCTCAGCAGCTAGCTCATCACCCACTCGCTTAACATTACGCACAACGCCAACTGATAACTCTTTCCAGTTCTTAGCGTTTACGCCTTTCTTTGGGTGTCCGATTGTGAGCGTTGCATTCTCAAAGCTCTTAATGGTCTCATCAGAAAATAGTGATTTTTCTGTTCGTGCGACCTTTTTAATCCCGTCCTCTTTTAAACCTAATTCAGAGGCTAGATAGTCAAAAACACCCACTTTAGAAATTGTTGCAGGTGCTACTAGAAAGCCATCTTTAGTGATGGTTCTTTGTGTGGCCGCTTGAGTGGTTTTGTCTGTAAATTTCATTTATTTACTCCAATAAAAAACCCGACCATTTCTGTTCGGGCTGTTTAACATTTAAACTAATAATGATAAAATAGACTAAACCGCAGATTGAGTTTGGGAACGTTTTGGACGTATGCGGATGCGAGTTAATAAACTAGGAATTACGCACCAAACTATTCTGCGGTTATTTTTTTGATTTCCGCCTAATCCACATTGTTTTCATTGTGAGCTTTTTGTGTTTTTTGCGCACTTCTTGGACGGTGAATATTTCATCTTCAATCTCTTTTTTGATTAAAAACGTCTCATTCCCCATATCGCTTAGACCAGCATATTCAATACTGTCAAAGCTCGAAATAATAAGCGGCAATAAGAGAATATCTTTTTTTGTTACCGCTCGTTGCCCTCGTTTACTTTCTGTTGTTTCATTGCCGTGCTGCTTAAATGTATGACGAATACCTGATTCATCCACACTATGTTGCCAGTCTGAAATATCAAGTCCGATACTCTCTTTTGCCTTAGCTACCAGCTCTGAGCTAACACTGCCTATATCGGAATATAATTTATTACCACCTCTACCACCTGACGAATCAATCAAGTCAGATAGTTCCATTTTTCCAGATTTCTGAATAAGAGGTTCTTTTTCATCTTCGCCAGATTCAGGTTTAACAATATCATCAAGCACTGGAATCTGAACACATCGACAATTAACATCATGACCAGGATGACCTGTATCAGCAGGCGGATTGGTATATTCGAATATCTGCCCATCTTTTTCCGCATGGCTTTCGCGTACACGCTCATCACCTGATGTTGACCACATGTATTTTTTTACGCCAATCTCTTCATGTCTAGCTCGAGTTAATGCTGCATTTAATTTTGAAGATTGGTCTCGAGCAATAAGCATTGCACGACTTTCTACATCTTTCCCTAGTTTTTTGAGTTGTTCGGCTAAGTCTTTATTCAATGACCCCTGAACCATTGCTTGCATGACGGCATTTTGCACCTTATCAAGATATTGCGTGCGAATGGATTTGATTAATTGGATGTTACTTACCGTTAATTCATTTACCCTTTCTACAATATTCGGACTATTGCGTAAATAGGCGGATAAATCGATGCCAGTTTGATTTTTTAGGTTGGTTGATACTTCGGCATGGTTTTGCGCATCACCACGGCTAACAAAGCCATTGGCGATATTCTCAGCCTGTGAAGTGCGGTCGGATTTTTCGTACTTTTCTAATACTTTCATCAGCGCTTTTGCACTAATAGCCTGGAATCCTTTTGCATCATCCATAAAAAAAGAGCCTTGCGGTTGTTGCAGGGCTCTTTCTACGTCATTGGCCATCGTTTTGACGAACTGTTTAAGCTGTTGTCTATACCAAAGCTCCGTTCTCTTGCTCATTTTCACTGGCTTGAACTTGCGTGTTTTCACCTTCTGGTTCTTCAAAATTTCTGGCAAGTTCATCAGCATTTTTCATTTCCTCAATATCATCAGCAGAGATATTGGCAAATAAACCACTTTCTCGAAGTTCGTTTGCCACTTGATATTCATTCACTACACCATTTTGAATTAGCGTATTTGTCGCTGTAGCAAAGGTGTTAAGCATATTGACTTGTTGTTCTTGTTTAACCACGGTCAATGGTAAAAATTCAAACCACCAATCTTCAGGTTGCCCGCCAAACAATTCATTGCATAGCAATGCATCAAGCGCTTCAAGCACAGGACGTAATCTTGTTTCTTGCAATCGATGGATGGACTCATGATAGTTTTGAATATCCTCATCGCCACTTGCCAATCCCGAAACAGATTGCCCAAACAAAATGGTGACAGGCATATCTGCAGCACCTGCCACCGCATTGCGAAACTCTGTCAGTAGGTCTTTTAACCCGCTGAATGTGAGCTCTTTTCGGTCGTACTCATTTTCAGCATCAAGCAACAGGCTATTGGTTGCCGATTTAATCGACTGCACCGCTGAAATAACGTGAGCAACATCATTTTCTAAGCCTGCAGATATCTTGTCAGATAACCCTGCGATTTTGAAAATATCGATTTTACTTTCAAAAATAAGGTCGCCCACATTCGCTGAGGCACTATCAAAGCGTTTAAGCACATCAATAATCTTTTCAAGGTCTGACACACCCCAAATATCGTTATCAGATAAAGGCGCATCATTGGCATTGATAATTAATAAGCGAGAATGGTGTACTAAAACAGATTGTGTGCCGCCAGTGATGGTATATTCACTATATCGACCAAAGTTTGGTGAAAACACATCATCATCTCGTTGCCCTGTAGGTGAAATTTTCCCTTTAGGCAAGATAATCAGCCGTTTTAAGCGCTCTGTAGGCTGTAACGGCGAGGTGATATTAATAGTATCGGTTACAACCAATAAGCCCACTGAGCCATACAGACTAGACCACTGCAATGCTTTAGTTAACGTTTCACGCAGTTTTAATCTGCGCTCAAGTTTAGTGAATTCGTCTAGCTGTTCAGATTTTAAATCATTCGAGAAAATATCGCGCCAATTACGCACCATATCTTCTGAACGTTTAATACATACCTTATTTGCAATCCAGTTATCACGCCATAACGCTTCTATTTGCGTTAAGTCATCTGTTAAACTCAGGCCACGGGCATAATACGTTTGCTCTTGTTTGCTGCCTAACTTCAGTGCTAGTGATTTGATACCGTCTAAAAAATTCATCTTATAAATCCAGTAGTGATTTAGGTTTCCCTAAAATATCCGTTATTGCCATTACCAATGCATCGACTTGGTCATCGTGTGCGTGACTATCTGTTGCGGTAAATGCCTCACACTCACTAATAAAATCTGCTACCCAAGGTGCATTTTCAGGTATCATTACATAACCGCTCTCAATATATCCTTGAATGCCTAAAACACGCGTGTACTTATCTGCATCAACTTGAATTGGTGAGATTGGAATTTGATTATTTCTGCGTATAGCTTGAATTAATCCTGTGCCACTGGCCTTATCTTCCACATTTGCTCGAGTTAATATTCCAGTGTCTTTTCTTGCCTTGTGTTTAGCCCAAACATCTTTTAATGTCTGCTCAAGTTCTGGTGCTTCCCATTTCCCTCTAACAAGATCGAGAATGTAAACTTTTCCATCACTCCCTCTGCCAGCGACAATAAAGACTGAATAGTCATTGTGCTGTTTAATTTTTTGCGCCGTATCAGCGTAGATTGCTTTGACTTTAATCAGTGGAGGGATTTTGTATCGACCAAACCAAGAACCTTTAATAATGCCACCACCCTTATTAGATGGCCTTTGTTGATATAAAGCATTCCACGCTTGAGAGCCAACAGCCTTTCTAATTTTGCTCAATCGCTCTAAATCAAAACGCTCGGGGTGCAATGGCTCGCCCTCTTTGCGGAACTCCTCATCCTCTTCAGCAATCGCAGGAAATTTCACTATGCGCCATTGGTCGCCACCGTTCTTCATCTCTTCGATTAATCGACCAGCTAAATCATCCTCGTGCCATCTTGTCATGCCTAATAGCACGCCAGATTTTGGTGATAAACGCGTATAAAGCGTGGTTGTGTACCAATCCCAAACGCCATCTCTAACTGTTTGAGAATTAGCTTCTTTAGCATCTTTTACAGGGTCGTCAATAATGGCTATATCCGCCCCCATCCCTGTAATACCGCCACCAACACCAGCGGAGCGATAAGCGCCTTTGTGACCCGCAATTTCAAAAATCTCACTATTGCGCAAGGGCTGACCCGATACCGTTGCAATACGCTTATCATTTAAGGATGATTCGGGGAATATATCGTGGTAACTATCGTCATCCATTATTCGCTGAACGTCTCTATTCATTCGGCTAGCTAAATCAGCAGAATAAGAACAGGCAATCATCTGCAAATCTGGATTTTTACCAAAAGCCCAAGCAGGAAAACGACGACTAAATAATTCACTTTTACCACTACGAGGTGGAGCAAATATCATTAATCTAGGTTGCTTGCCATCTATTACATCTTGGTAGAACTGCTGCAGCTCTTTTGCAATGAGAATATTGAACCATCCTGTTACAAAGTCAGGTTTGGTTTGCGTGGTGAAGTGCATTAGCGACTTCTTGGCTTTCTCAATCCGAATCTTGCTCAGGATTTCCTTTGGCGAGTAATTTTTCAAGCTGTTCAAGTTCATCAATGCTTAATCCTGATAAATTTAACTCCGCGCGCTGCTCAATATGCAAGTCACCAGATAACTCCATTTTCTGTGCAAACATCCCTAAATGCTTTCCAAGCAATTCAAGGGCTTTGTTCACACTTGATGGCTCATAAACGAATTGAGCAACGTCATCACCAACAATTTCGCCATTCCCAGATTTGCGTGTCTGAGTTAATACAATCGTTTTTTTACCAGAAGCAATATCAACATTTTCAATTAAGCGACGAATCACTTCGTCTTGGGTGATTTGTGTGCGTTCCGACCGCTTGTTTTGGGCTTGTTGAATTGCCTCTTGCACTTCAACTTTTTTCAACAACCGCTGTCCGATTGAATAGGCTGTTTGCTCACTATATCCTGCTCTAATCGCAGCTTGCGTTGCATTTAAATCAACAAGATATTCTTCAACAAATCGCTTTTGTTTATCAGTTAACTTCCCCACGCCATCAGACGTGGATTTTCCTTTCACGTCTGACATAGGAAATCCTTACTTAAATATTAAAAACCGTCTTACCTTGCTCATTGGTAACGTAGATGTGGTCTCCATCCCCAATTAATCTGTATACAATCTCTTTCTCAATGCCTTGATCGCCGTACTCATCGTCCGGGATAAAATCAATTATTACACCAAAGATTGATGTTGGATTGTTTCTTGCCGAGCAGTAGATTGATTCCTCACGGATAACCTCTTTACACTCTTGGTCTCCATAGATTGGTTGAGTGTAGTAGATGCCGTTAAGTGTGGTAGGTCTCTCTTTTAATTTGTCTGCCAATCTAGTCATCTCTTCGAACTCACGAGAGGTCTCATCGTAAAATACAAAGCTATTACTCTCGGTGATTGACGTTACACCATCCTGGATGATTTTAATTGTTAGCATAATTGCTCCTGTTGTTTTTATTGATAAAAAAAGACCGCACTTTAATTGGCGGTCTTGGTTTGGTTAATCCACTTATTGAGATTATCTACTTGGCTTGCGCACTTATCTCGCTCTGCTGTTACCTTAACTAGCTGTATGACTACATCACCGTATGTCTCACCGGTAAATGCTGTTTTAACACAAGGTGCAGTGTAGGCTTGAGGCGGGTAAATATATTCTGCCTTGGTCGTGACCTTATTTGTACAAGCGGTCAAGAGCAGACTGAGGCAAACGAGTGTGAGCGCAAGGTTGAGTCTTAATGATTGTTTTAACTGATTCAGCATTTTCTGTTGCTATCCTTTCTATTTCATCATTACGTTGCTGTTGTGCTATTACCGCATCACGCTCTTGTTGTAGCGCAATAGTCAATGCCTTGTTCGCATCTTCTTGTTGCTGAATGGTTTGGGCTTGTTGTTTTGTGGTTATGTTCAACTCATCTATAACACTTGATTGGTAACGCAATGCGCCAAACAAAACCACTACAACAACCCCTAACGCTATGTAAATGTACTTAGTCATTATCAGTTACCATTAATGCTCGATATAGCTTGCAACGCTCATCAATGCCATTTAGCCCACCATTAATTCTTCGAGTCACTTTCTCTACCGAATTAAGATCAGCTAATTCACAGAGTTTCCAATACCAAACAGCAGCTTTAACTGATAAGTCTAAATTACTTGCTATATCTTCTGGCTCAATATCTCTACCTAACCATTTTCTAAACGCGGCATAATTATCCTTACCTGTGATCTGAATCAGTCCACGACCACGATATTTCCAACCATCTCCGCTTTTCTCATCTCCATTCCCCAAACGATTAGCATAAACACGATTGGCTATAAGCTCAGGTTTGCGCTCATATTTCTTGGCTGTAAGTGGATCGGGGAAATATTTACGGAAAGTTTGAGAAAGCCCAGACCAAGAATAATTTAAGTTTTCTTTAAATCTTGTAAATCCTCCACTTTCATGCCCGCATTGAGCTAAGAACATAGCTTGTTGCATCTTAGTCACACAACCTGCTTTTTCTATTTGTTCTGAAATGGCTTGATAAACGCCCTTAACTGCATGAGGGAAAATTTTATTGAACGTCACTTCGGAAATCATCATTGTCATCTTTTTCAATTCTCCGATTAATGAATTTAAACAAGAACTCTCTAATTTTTTCAGTACCAACAAAACCAATCATCGTGCCAAGAAATGAAGAATATTCACTATGCCCAAAAATATGAGTGCAGATAGGCACGGCTACGCCAGCAATAGATGCACACATAGCTGCATCAATGAACACATATCGGAAACTTGGTTTTTTACGCATAAATCCAAGTCTTAAAATAGAAATAAATAATGCCCACAGGGCGCTTTGAATAGAGCTTGAACTCAAATTAATTTGTAACCAAGACCATATTAACGCCCATACATCAGGCTCTTTAATTGGCATATTTCCCCCTAATTTTTTAGGCAATAAAAAAGCCCACGTATTAACGTGAGCTTGAAGATGGCGGACGATGCTGGGTTCGAACCAGCGACACACAACTTAACAGGCTGCCACTCTACCAACTGAGTTAATCGTCCAGATTTAGGTAATAAAAAGCCCCGACCGTTTCCGATCAGGGCTGTAAAATTCTTTTGTGCGTTTGCTATGCGCTAAAACCGCAACTTACCTAATATAGTACACTTTCACTTGCAAGTAATCAAGTGTTTTTATAAATTTTATGATATTTTATTGGGCGATGAGGTTTTTCGCTCTTTCCCAGTTCATTCGATTAGACGCTTTAAATGGCGCAATCAATTTCTGAATGGTAGGGAGCGTGTTTTTGTATTGGCGTTGATATTCTTGGTGATGGCTGATCACCATTCCTGTGAAATAAGAGCCGATAGTTTCTAACGGCTTAATCATATCACCAAGTAAAGTGTTCATCTGCTTGTGTCCACACCAAAGCCAAACAAGTTGTTCAAGTTCGTACTCGGTAAATTCAAAGGTGTATTTCTTCTCAGGCTCAGGCAAAGATAACTGTTGCGGTTGGTTGCGGTGCATTGCTAAGAACGCACGCAATACAATCAAGTGGAATTTTGGGCTAATCCACATTGCGTAGGAAAGCACTAATTCTTCACAAACCCATGTTCCTTGAAGTTCGGGATTGCGACCGCCACGGACGATTTTGACCGATGCAGGATTTCCTGCAACGCTTGAGTTATCTATCTCCGCAATGAGATCCTTAGTTTGCTGATTGGTCATAAATAAAGATGGTTTATGACGATTTTCAGAACCACTTGCAACATGAAGATCATTTAAAGAATATAGATTGTCAGATTGACGAATTGAAGTTTTAAGAATAGTTAAGTTAGACATAGAATGTCTCCTTTGGATTTTTTTTGAGATTGAGAGTTTGCCCAAATTAGGGCGCCGAGTGGCTCAAAAACCTTCCAAAGTAGGCTGGACGTATTCCCCTTTCGGGTATTGTATTAGTCGCCCACTCGGCATAGATAAATGTGGTTATGCGTAATGAATGTTTAATGGCAATAAACAAACAAGGTTGCTGAATTTTACGCATAAAAAAACCGCTATGCTAT